ATGCGGAACAAGGCTGCTTCGCGGTAGCGAGCAAATCCAAGTACGCCGTACCATCCGATTGGACGGAAACGCATTAACTTATCGGTCACAGGACCAATCACTACGTGTGGTTCTTCAGCAACAGCTTCAGCCAAAGCTTGCTTTCCAGCAAGGATTGTGCGGAATACTCTTGCGCTGTTTCCACCGTCTGTAGCGTTGTACATACGTGGGGATTCTACGAACATTGCACCTTCGTAAACACCGATAGACCCTGGCCATAGGTTGCCAGCACCTGATTCGTTGTAAACGTGTGCTTCGCGCCATCCACCTGCGCCTGTTTCAGCACGTAAGTCGTGTGAAACTTCTGGATGTATTCCAACCCAGTATAGTTCACCAACACGTGGAACAGCTTTGTTTGCACGTAATTTAGCAATCGCTCTGCGAATGTTTGCAGAAGTGATTTGTGATGCAGCACCACCGGTAACACCAGTAGTTGTTGAGCCACCACCTGAGTAAATTACGTTTGAACCTTGACGTAGCACTGTTTGTGCGAAACCGTCAATAGAATCTGCCATATTGAATGCGATGATGTCAGCAATAGCTGGATCAACATCAGACAATGAGAACAGTTCTAATTTACGTGTTGCAATTGCAGCGTTACCGTATTCGTTAAGAGTTACGGTTACGTTGCTTGTGTTACCTAATGCTACTGAATCTGGATCTACAGTTTCAGTTAAAGTGCCGGTTACTGCCGATAGATCAGTGTATAACTGGAATACGACAGATGAACCTGGCATTGCTTGCTGTGCAGGACGCTTATCGGCAACGTCACGGATAAGTGGCATTGCACGAAGAGCAAATTCTACGTAGCGGTCATAAGCAGTCTGTACCAAGGAAGTTCCAAGGGACGCGGTGCTAGTGCTAGTATAATTTTCTGTAGGCAATTTAGTTCACCTCTTTCAAGGTTGATAGTAGTTGCGGTTTATCGCCCGAGAGATTGACCGAAAAGAAGTTGGTCAAGTTCATCTTTGGTCTTCGCAGCCATAACCTTTTGGTGTTGCGTTTGCTCACCTGAAGGGTTTTGTGCTGTTGAAGTCACATTGTTGATACGTTGATTATCTCTTACGGTTTCTTCATCTACAGACGGTTGAACAGGTTCAGCTTGTTTAATACCGAACACATCACTGTATTCGTTTAACCAAGCATCAATCTGTTCAGGTGTATCCACATCACTAGGAATAAGTTTCGCTAGTTTATCTGGTACACCTTTTGAGGCCAATACATCTTTGACGCTACGAGAACGCATATCAGAACGCAGCTTGTTCAGTTCAGCCTCAATGGCTTCACGTTCCTTTTGTGCTTTCTTTAATGCTTTGCGAAGTTCGGCTGGGCCGTTATCTTGCTCTTCTGTTTCGTCTTCGTATTCGTATTGGTTGGCCATTGCAGCCACTCCCTTTCATTAAGTTGTCGTATGCCACATACACAAACAGGGGAATCTGTGATGGCTCATACTGCCGGTCTTCGGTTACGCTTCTAGGTGCCGGTGCGCCTAGTAGGTTTTAGAACTGGCCTGCAGTACCACGTGATAAAGAACCTCTACCTACGCCTGCTTGACCAGCAAATCTTGATTGTTCAGTTTCTGAAAGTCTTTGTAAACTTTGTTTATATTGAGCAGAACCTGCTCCACCAAACACTGCACTTGTTACTTCTCCAACACCAACAGGTTGAGCACCAGCAGTTATTTGTGAAAGTTTCTCAGCAACAGGTAACACACCAGCTACTTGTTCAAAACCTTGACGTGCTTGTTGTTGTGTAACACCCATACCTGTGTAAGTTTCAGCCATAGATCTGTCAATGTTTAAACCTTGACGTGCAGCTTCTCCACCGAATTGTGCTGCCTGTACTTGACGTGTAATGAATGGTAATGCACGTTCAGGGTCAAGGGCGTAAGCAACCATATCTGCTTTAGGGATACCGTAAAGTCTTTGTAAAGAATCAACATAGAACGGGTCAGCATTGTCAACAGATAATGAAGCAATGTCTACACGTTGTTTAAGTTCAGAAGGAGAAATATCATTCTCAAGGAACTTAGTGAAATCTTCTTTACTGTCATAGAAACCTTTAGCGAAACCTGCTTCACGGAAAACACTTTGGTAAGCGTTCTCTGCAGCAATGTATTCGTCAAGTGAAAGAACAGGTAAACCTGCTTTTTTACGTGCCTCATTGGCAGGGAAACGTAGTTTAAATTCTGGTGTTTCTCTTATCTTAAAATCAATAGTTTCAGGGTCAAAACCTTGTTTAACAAATTCAATAATTCTGTCACCTAAAGCACCAAGACCTGCTGCCTCATATTGTGCTTTTAATGCCTCAGTCCAGTTAGTTCTCTGAGCAGCAACACTTGGATCTAAACCAAGGTTACGTGTTGTTCTTGTCCCATCAGAAAATACTGTTACCTCTATAACATTTCCATTAGCATCAGTATAACTATCTGTTGATACAACAGTTCTTACTGCAGGAGGTTTAACAGAAGTAGTCGTAGTTTTTGTAGTAGATTTAGGTTGAGGTTTATTTTGTATTTCAGTAACTTTTTTAGTTGTTTCAGCAACACGCGCAGTTCTTGCTTGTTGCGCTGCTTTATTGGTAGCAACAGCTTGTTGTGTTTTAGTAACCGGTGTAGGAGGTTTAGCCATTTATACCAACTTCTGTCTTTGTAAATATTGCATACCTTTTTGGTAAATGTTTCTTTCAGCAAACTTAGTAGTATTAATACGTGGGTCATTTAACAAATCTTTTTCAAACTGCCACAAAGGAGTAGGTTTAGGCATACCTTTTTCATCAAGACTTGTCAAAGCTTTAGTAACAGTAGGGTCATTCAAACCAATACTGTTAGGATCAAGTTCTAGTAAAGAAGCCATAGTTTGAATATAAGGAGAAGCAATCTTTAAAGGAGACAAACCTGCATCTATTTGGTCAGCAAAAGCTGCATAACGTCCTTTGGCAACATCTTTAATTTTACCAAAAAAGTTTTCAACAACTTCCTTACCTTCAAGAACAGAGTTAGCGGCTTGTTGATACCAACCCTCATCATAAGAAACACCATAATCGTAAGCGTTCTCTTTAAGTTTATTAATAACTTCAGCGGCAGCACCTTCTTTGCCGGTAATCTTATTAGTTCTAGCACCAACTGCAGCAATTTGTTCACCAATAGTTGCAGCATCCCAACCTTGGGTACGTGCCTGTGAAGCAAGGTCTTTAACTTCTTTATCAGTTAAACCAACACCAAGTTGAACAGAGGTACGTTTAACACTACGAACAAGATTATTGTAGGCTTGAGCCTTACCTGTTCCAACCTCACCAGTGTAAAACAAACCAAACAAATCATCAGGTGATTGAAAATAGTTTGCTTCAAGTTGTTTAGCAGATTGGTCTACAAGTGTTTTGTAAATCTGTGCAAGTTTTTGATTATCCATATCAGAATAACCAAGATTAGTTAATTTGTTACGTAAATCTGTACGAAGTTTTTTACCTTCAGTAGTATCAGATAAAAATGTTGCAACAGCTGTGTTGGTTGGAACTTTTTTATTACCAACCCACGCTAAGTCTTGACCAGGAAAATTAGGTCCACCTTGTACTCCACCTTGTGTTGGCGCAATACCATATTGAGATTGAAGACCTTGAAGAGCAGGGCTACCAAAACCAGTAGTGCCCTCTAAAGCATCATCAATTCCGTTATTGTTTAAATCTACCATTAACCAGCCGCTTTCGTAACGTATTTATAATACAATTTATCTTGAGATAAAAATCTGTCATACACATCACCAAAACCAAGATCATCTTGTTTCATCTTTTGTACAATATTTTCGTAAGTGTACTTTAAATCATAATTGACATTAGCATCAATAGAATTAGAAGGACGTTTTGCTAACTCATTAGCAATAATATCTCTTACTTTCATATATTCTGAAATAGATTTCCAAGTAGGATTATCAACATTGCGTGAAATAAATTGTTTGTCAGAAAGAATCTTTTCTAATCCATTAATAATTCTAAGAGTCTTAGAACCATCAACATCAAGATAGTCAATCCACCAATCAGAAGGTGTTCCATCTTTATTAATAGCAAGTTTAGCAATGATTTGCTCTTTAGTATACTTTAAATCATAGGCTGCTTTATTACTATAAGAAGACAAACCACGACTTTGTAACTCAGCATCAAGAATGTCCATAGCTTGACGGTACTGAATCCAACCAAGACGAGAATTATTCCTACGTTGCGCTTCAGCAGGGTCAACAATTCCTCTAAAAGTTTCTTTACTTCCAGGAGCAACTTTAGTATCGTATTGATATTGGTATGCTGCCTCAGAGAAATCAAAACCTGAAGGGTTATTAACAATTAAACCAACAAGTGCTGGTTCGTCACCAAACACAGAAGCAATTAAATCTTTATTAGCTTTAATGTTTTCTGCTGCACTTAAAGATGATTGAACACCTGTTCTGTTGCTTGAAAGACTTGTAGCAAAAGAGAAATACTCTTCACCAAATTCTTCTAAGAACTTAACATCTGCTTCGCGACCATATTCTCTTTGAAATTCGCGATACTTATCCATATACATTTTGTATGGTGAAGCAAATCTTGGTGAGAAAGGTAACACAAGGTTAGCAACAGTTCTCATATTAAAGAACTGGTCAGTTAATTCTTTAATTTTACTGTCAGGAACAGGTGGCAAACCATCAAGTTTTGCTTTCTGTTGTTCAGTTAACCAAATAAGTTGATATGTTTTAGCGTATTCTGGTGATGCTTCACCAAGATATTTAGTAAGTTGACGTTTAACCCAAGTAGGTGCAAGAGCATCAAGAGTGTTCTCTGGGGCACCATAAGGTGTGGCCCAACCAAGAACTTTCTCAGAAGAAGGAACACGTTTTTGAAACTGTGCTACACCAATAGCAACATAAGGTCCAATAGGAATATTAAAATCTCCACCAAAGACCACATCAAGAGAACGTTTACTGATACCAATTTGGTCTAAAGTTTTTAAACCTTCACCAATGAAAGGAGAGTTCTTTAAAGACTCAGGTGTTTGAAACCAAATAACACCATCACGTGTTAACGTATCAGGATCTACAGGATTACCTTCTTCGTCTGTAACAAGACCTGAACGGTTAGGTGCATTCCAAATAATATTTGCACGGTTAATCAAATATGGTTTTTCTTTAACAAGTCTTAACCAAGTTTTGTAAGCATTTTCTTGTGCTGAAAAGAACGGTGCAATAAGACGCATAAAATGACCAAGGTTTGTTCTACGGTCAATATTGAAAACAATTTTCTTCATATTAGAAATAGCAACACGGCGTGAAGTTTGTTGCAATTTCCATAACTCATCAGGAGTCATAGGTCTTTTGTTTACTTCTTCAAATATTGCCACACGCTTAACAACATCATCACGGTACAAAGAGTTAACAAGAGGATGTCTAGCAAATACATCTTCAGGAACAGAGCCAAGCCATTTCATAGCAAAGTTAACAAACCTGTCAACTTTTTTAGCGCTAACGTTTTTAAGGTTTTCTTCAATAACATCACCGTGAACTATTGGAAGAACTTCTGCATCTTTAAAAGTTTCACGAAGCAAAGCAGGTGTTACTTTCTCATTATCAACAAAAAGTCTACGTTGTAAATCAGTATTAGGAACATATCTATTCAAAAACGATTTTAATCTATCAACGTGTTGAATACCTTCATATTGTCTAATACTTAAATCTTTACGATACTGACGACCATCACCAGTGTCTAACCATTTAGCAATACTTGCAGGATCCTCACCAGCAGCAAGTCTGCGGATAACAGGATCACCAACAAACTGAGTATTAAGTGTTCTAGCCCAAGCCTCAAAATAGTTAGCATCTTCAGGTTTAACAGCACCAATACCTTTAGATATAAAACGGCTTTCAAAAAGTTTACTTGTAGAATCAGCTAAACGATTCCAAGTAGATTCAGCGGAAGAAAGTTGTCTAAATAAATCACCGTAAGTTCCACCAAAAACTTCGTCAAGTTCATAAGTTTCACCCATAGGTGTATTTATAACAAACTTTGATTGACCAACACGTTTTGTGGTTGTTTTACCTAAAGCAATATTTTCAAGTTCAGTTAAGTTCTTACTTAAAGAATCTCTAACAGCAATTTGTGCTTGAAGTTCATTATCTAAAACACCAAGTTTACCAAGTGCTTCAACATCTTCAGGGTCACGAGCAAGTTTTTTATTTAAATCAGCTATCTGTTTTTGTAAATTAATAACAGTTGTTCTTGCTTTATCAAATTGCTTTTTGTTTGCAATAAAGTTTTCTTTAGGTTTAGGAACACCAGGTGTTAATTTTATATTGTCAATTGCACGTAAACCACGTTTACCCATATTGTAAGCAAGGTTTTTCATACCTTCACCAGCGTATTGAAAACTTGCCTCAGCACCAACAGCTGACATAATACGAAGTTGGTTATCAACACCGTTACGCATAGTGTAACCAAGACGAATTAAAGCACCTGCTTTAAATAAATCGTTAACAACTTCAAGACCATAAACACCGTCTTGTGCAAGTTCTCTAACACCAATATCACCAAGAAGTTTAAAGTTTGATGAATGGCGTTTTAAAAGTTTATCCGCTAAATCAAAATCCATAATAGGAAGCCAGTCAGCAGTTTGTGATTGAAGTTGTGGAACGTGAACCATACTTCCATCAATATCAATCATATAACCTTTATCTTTTATAGATTGAATAGCACTCTTACGTGCACGTTGATAAGTGTTATAAATGTTATCTGCAACATCAGCACGAATACCGTGTTTTGTGTATATTGCTCGCCAAATAGTTGCTTCCATAGCAAGAGTTATTTGTTGACGTTCAGCAGGAGAAACAGCACCAGAGTATGCTTCAACAAATCTACGAACACGAACATCGTCAAACAAATCAGGACTTAAAACTCTAGCACGGTCAAGTGAAGCAACAACTTCACGGTAAGAATCAGGATCGTTAAAATCTAAGAAACCTGCTGGTCGTTCATTTTCAAGCCAAGAAACCTTTTGGTAAAGTCTTGAAAAAGGACTTGGTTGATAAACATCAACATCAGGTGTACCAGTTTTTTTGTCATAAAACTTTGCTGCACGACCACGTGCAAGGAAAGAATCAAACATTTGTGCTGTTTTAGAACCTGTTGTTCTAACAAGACTACCACCAGGTGTTTCAGCAAGATTCATCATCTTAGCAAAAGATCTATCACGTTTAATTAAATCATCAAGTTCTTTACGAAGATTAGCCAATTCTTCAGGGTTTTCATTAGCAAAAGGAAGCATACCTTGTTCATTTGTTTTATTTAAAAGTATGTCAGTTTGGTAAGGTTTTAACTTACCCATAGCAGTATCTATTTGTTGAGCAAGTTCAAATCTATTTTCACGTAAAGTTTTTAAAGCAACAGGGTCAGCAAGAGAAGAACGAATAACAAGACCGACTTCATCAGCAGTTTTAGATTGACCTAATAAACTAGCGATAAGAGATTTATTATCTGAACCTGAAAGAAAAGGATGATTTAAAGCATACAATGAATCATTATTAGCAAACTCATCAAGAAGAGAAGTAAATTTATTTACTTCACCACTTTGTGCTTTTGTTACAAGATTGATAGCATTAAGTGCATCATCACCATTACGTATAGCACCAAGAACTTTAGTTGCTTTAATAGGTGCTGCAATTTTTGCACCAACAAGAGTTGGGTCAACAAGTACTTGTGCAATAACATCACCAGTACCAGAAACTATGCGACCATATAAAGATTTTTTGTACGCTTGATCACGTTGTTGTGGGTCAAAAATATCAAAATCTTCACGTAAAAATTGTGGAAGGAAACGGTCAGTGTTTTCAACACCAAAAACTTCAGCAATAGTAGCAGCACTTTTTAAACCCATAGATAAAGGATCAATGCGTTGGGCATATAAAGATTGACCAACAGATGCTTCATCTTTGTATTGTTGTGCTTTGTCCCAAGTTTCTTTCTTAAAAAGATTAGCAGGATTATCTTCAGTTTGTTCTAAAACTAAACCTGCAGTTGATAAAGCTTGTCTTGCTGGTTTAGCAACAGTTTCAATGCCTTCAAAAATATCAAGAACAGGGGCAACTGCTTGTTTAGCTGCTAATGTTCCAGCGGTTTTAATTGTGTTAATGAAACCGTTGTATTCTTCTTCATCACGCCAAGGGGCACTTGCTGCTTCATAAATGAATCTTGCTGGGGCAAAAGGTGCTGCACCAAGATTCTTAGTGAATGTTCCAAGTTTTTCTAGAAAACTCACATCATCCCCCTGAGACGAGCAACTAATGCACGTGTCTCAGGTGAAGCATTAGGACGTGAAGACATAAAAACTAATGCTGGCATATATTCAGCAAGTTGTGCTTTAAAATTCATATCAGCGTTAGCATCTGCTGTGCCTAAACCTAATGCGTCCATACCTGGACCTGGACCTGCGTTAGCACCAGCTGTAACTGGTTCGTTTGGTCTTAAACTTCTTTCCGACAAAGGAATAACTGGTTGTGAGGCTGCGGCTGATGCGAGGCCCGAAGGCATACCTGATTGTTCAATACTCGGAGCCGCAGCCAAAGGAGCAGCTTGCTGCGTTTGCATTAGAGCTTGCCCCTCTCCGTATGGGAGACCTGAAACGTATTTGGCTGCTTGGGTACCACTTTGACCATTACCACCACGACCGTTAACATTCATAGGATTGTTTTGCGGTGCAGTTGGTCTCATTCCACCTCTAGCCATTATTATACGTC